GAGGTGTATTGGCGATGGACCGACGAACCCGATATGGAGTTTCAGTTTCTCGGCAAGACGGCCCCGGGCAGCTCGCTCGTTGTGCCGTTTGACCTGAAAGGGCGATCGATACTGCTGGCCCAGATCGGCTACACCGCGCTCGGGCGGCCGACCGACACCGACCTCAAGCAGGCCGAATACACGATCTTTGAACCGCCAATGGCTCGCAGTAGCGGCTTGCCGCTTTTCAATCACTATACGGACGAGACGACGGCCGGCACCTCGCAAGAGAATCTTTATACATACACGTTGCCCGCCAACTCGATGTCGGTCAACGGGGATAAACTGCGAGTCGAATACGGTGGCGAGTTTACGGCTAATACGAACACGAAGCGTTTGTTTCCCAAGTTTGCCGGCACGGTCCTTGCGACCGGTCAAGTCTCAGCAACCTCGGCAACCGACTGGGCGATCGATTATTATTTGATCCGCGTTTCAAATTCTGTGGTCCGATATACCGTCGAATTTACCTCAGTCGGCGAACCCGTCGTTGTCGAATCCGGCGAGATCACTGGACTTGATCTCACGGCAAATGCTTATGACGTCGAACTCGACGGCCGCACCGTGACCACGGCCGGAGAACTGACGGCCAAAACCGGGTACGGTGTATTTATTCCCGGATCATAACCCGCGCGTAAATGTCACTTTTTCCGCCGCGTGTGCACCATCTGTGCATCGACACAAAAAAGGGCCTCAGCCTAAGACGCTGAGACCCTTTATTTATATGGAGCCGGTGATAAGACTTGAACTTACGACCTGATGATTACAAATGTTGCACCGTTGAGCGGGTTTGGGCGGTTGGGGCTGATTTTACGGGCCTTTGGGCATTTCGGTCGCGGTGGCTGACGGCTGAAAATGCACATAAAAAGACGCGGGTGTGCATTTTTATGTGCACAAGATTCAGATCCGGAGCATTTGAGCGAGGGCATCGGTGGCGTCGGCCTGCATGCCCGGAAGGACGTGGCTGTATGTGTCGAGCGTCAGCGCGATCGACGAGTGGCCGAGGCGTTCGGCGACGATCTTGGGGTTCTGGCCGGCGAGCAGCAGCAGTGTCGCACACGTATGACGCAGGCCGTAGAGTTTGAGGTGCTTGCCGAACGCGCACTTGTCGAGGATTGGGTGAAAATATCGACGCGTCAGATTGGTCACCGTCTGCGGACGGCCGATGATGTTCGGAAACACCAGATCGTGATTGAACCAGGTGCCTTTCATTTTTAGGCGGTGCTCGTTCTGCTCGCGGCGGTGCGTGACCAGCCGCAGCCGCAGATCCTCAGCGATCGGCACACGTCGGCGGCTCTTGGGGGTTTTCGGTGCGGCAAAATAAAATCCGCCGCCGCTGCGTTGGTACTGGACGACCTGCTCGACGGCGATCTCGCTGCCGTGGATGTCGGCCCAACGCAATCCCAGATACTCTTCGGGCCGCATGCCGGTGTGCAAGGCAAACTCAAAGATCAGGCCGTTCGGCATTGTGCGGCAATGACCGAGAAAGGTGCGGGCCTCGGCCTGCGACAGGACGACGACCTCGGGCCGTTTGCGTTTCGGCCGGTCGGTATTCCTGCAAGGGTTTGTCCGCAGATATTCCTTGCGGACGGCATACGAAAAGCAGGCATTTAACGTCGCGTGCAGCCCGCGGACGACCGCCGGAGCCAGATCGTTGTAGATCTCCTGAATATGATCGGTGCGAATGTCGGCGAGCTTGAGGTCGTTTATCGGCCCGGCGTTGCGCCGGAGATTGCCGTCGTAATTGTCATAGGTCAGCGGTGCCAGGCGTTTCTTGATAACGCCGAGCCAAAGGGCGGCAAATTTCTTGAATGTAAGCTCAGAGCGGAAGTCACGGCCGCTGTCGATGTCGGTCTCGAGGTCGCGGGCGTGCTTTTGGGCTTTCTTGAGCGGGCCGCGAAAGGTGACGTTGATATATCGGCGTGACTTGCCCGTGCCCTTGGAGACGCGGATCAGGTACTTGCCATCATCTAGTTTCTTGATCTGAGCCATGTTCGAGCCAAATAAGGTACGAGTCCGCACTCTCGCGAAGTGAGTCCAAGCTATACCGCAACGTCGCCGATATTTCTTCCTCGTCTAAGTCATCATCCTGCGAAAGCCGGATGATCTCGTGGCAGAGATGCCGAGTGAAATCTCGTTCCGTTTTGAACCCAGAAACCTGATTAGTGAATGAATCGCTCATATTTTCGCTCCATCAAGAGCCGCGAGTACCTGCTTTCCTTTTTCGGTAAGCCAACTGCCACCGATGACAGTACCGTGCTCGATCAAATCACGACTATCGAACCAATGCGCTAGCAGTTCGGACCGTTCGTCGAGTTTCTTCGGTTTTTGGGCCGCATCGCCAAAATATCGCAGCAGGTCAACCGCCTCGGTCGCAAATGTAGCACTCCGGCCGCATCCACAGCCGCCAAGAATGTCAATGAAAAACCATTCTTGCGGGCTGGACCAAGCGACACCATCCTGATCAATGTAATTGTACAATCCGTAGTTGCCGATCCTCGTTAAGGAATGAATGGCTTCAGTGACGTCGCTCATGCCCTCACCCCCAGACCGCCGCGGGATAGCCATTGTGCCAGGCGGCGTTTGTCGATGCGGATCGTTTTAGGCCCGAGGTGAATGACCGGAAAGCCGTTCTTCTGTGCGTCGGCGATCAGGGCGTTGATGACGTCCTTGCCGCATCCGGCTGCCTCGGCCGTCTCAGATATAGTGATCAGCTCGGGGTCGGCGCATGACGGGCCTTCCGGCCCGATGGCCGCCTCGATCTCTGATCTAACGATGTCGCGAATGATTACCTCAAGCTCCATAAATGTCTCTCTATGAAGCGAGGCCGGTGAGTGTGTGTGACCCGGTCAATATACGACCGTCGATGCCGTGTTGTCAAATATAATCGCGCTCGACCCGATCGACCAGGGCGATCAGCCGCACCTCGTCGGCCGGCCACGTCTGCCGCCAGTCGGCGTCGTTGTGCAGCACGACCGTTTGGTCATAGTCGATAAACGCGAACTTGGCCGTGCGGCCGTGCGGCGTTTGCCAGATGCCGATACGCCCGCTATGATACCGCGTCGTCAAACGGCAGATCAGAATGTCGCCGTCGAGTATGCCGACCGCCGCGAGGCTGTCGCCCTCGACCGGAACCGCCATAAAGCGGGCGGCCGGATCGCTCGGGGCCACGACGCGAATGTCGCGAAAGCCGGTTATCTCCCAATCGGCCAGATCGTCGGGGATGCCGCGTCCGGCGTTGATGGCCGTCACGATGGGGATGCGTGTTGTGAGGGTTGATGTCATAGCTATTATTTGACAGTTCCGGCGGCAAGCAAGGCCTTGAATTTGTCGATCGTCTTCTGAGTCCATTTGCCCTCGAACCGGCCAACCTGGTATTCGACCCGTGCCGCACCGGCGATACGTGCGATCAGATCCCGATCGACGACGAAATACACGCCATCATCCAACCTGTCGTCGTCACCGACGGCAACGCGTTCGCCATCGATCAGCATGATCAAGCTGGTGCCGCCCTTAAAACAAAAGCCGCTGCAACTGTTTCGAGTGCCGACAAACATCAGATAGTACTCATCTTGAGTCTTGGTCAGAACAGCACCGGAATGGACAAATCCGGCGGTCTCCAGGATGCCGATGCCATAACCGTCAAAACTGACCTCGGTCCGATCCTTGAAGCGGTCGTACGCGTACGTCAGACCATTAGCGGTCTTGGTTTGCGCGTGTCCGTAAGACACACAGAGCAGCAGCAGGAAAAGTGGCAGTAGTTTTTTCATGCTCATAAATTAGATCACTTGACCTTGCGTTTCAAGACCGGAACGCTCTGCGTGCCGGCGTTGACCATTTGCCGGACCTCGTCTTTTGGGTCAACGGCGGGTGTGATCGTGGCGACGACCGGTGCGAGATTTTTGGCGGCCCGTGTTTTTTCGTTCACATTTCGTACACGTTCAAAGGCCTCCGGCTCTAAATTCTTTTCCTCGCGGATCGCTTTGACCGCCAATGAGTTGATCAAGGACGAGACAGTCATACCACGCAAACGAGCCGCAATCGCGATATCTCGTTTAATTTCAGTGGTTGTACGAACGTTAAGGCGAATTTCTGCCACGCCTATATTCATAATTCGCCCGGGAAATTTTTTCAACATTTTGTTATCAAAATGGTTGCACAGTGGGATAACAGTGTGCTACCGTTTGTGACGTGGGATAACAAGAGTATCCCAATGGGATAAAAAATATGGCAATCAAAGATGAAAAACTGGTCGCAAAGATCAACAGCGAAGAAAAAGTTGCGATCACCGAAGCCGCTGAGCAACTGGATATTCCGGTCTCGCAGTTTGTGCGCGAAGCCGTTCGCGAAAAGATCGCGGCCCTCAAAGAGGCGTCAGCCGAGGTGACGGTATGAGTGCCGCTCGCAACGGCAGCATCATGGCCGGACGAATCAAGAATCTGCGCCCGCATGAGCAAATCGCCCTCGATTGGGTCATGACGCATAACGGCGAAATGCCCGACGAAGATTTTACCCTGCGAAGCGAAGATCATGATGACGCCTATTTCTTGATCCCGGATCTTTATCACTACAAACGATGTCGGACCGAGAAACCCGAAGCCGCAGTGGCTCCGGTCTAAGGACCTCCCGGCCGAACGTGGGAGAGGCCGGGTGTGGGGGACGGTTCGGCGAGCTGGCAATTTCGGACCGTCCAAACCTTTTGACAGATCTCCGGAACGGAGACGCGGCGGGGCCGGTGAGTGAGTGTGACAACCGACCAACGGCCCCAACGTGACAAACGACGATGTATTCGAACAGCCCAAGTTGCAAACTCGCCGAAATACGACAGCTCGGCCGCCGGGCGGTCAGCGGCTTTCAACGGCTCAGCCTCGATCAGCGGCGGGCGGTCGTCGAGCGGCTCGATACGGTCACGGCCGACAAACTGAGGGCCGCGGTCAATGAGGTCGTCAGCGGCCAGCCTCAACTGAATATCGTGACAGAGCATCTTCATGACGACAGATTCGCACAAGGGCGGGCGGCAGGAAAAGAGGAAATTTCGGGGCAAATTCGCCAAATCTAACTTATGACACTGGAACATACACAGGAACAGATCGAAAAGGCCCTGTCGGACATCTTGCCGCACGGCCTCCGCGAGGGCATCGCCAAAGGCACGGGCATCTATCCGAAGATCATCGACGCCTATTTCAACCCTTACGACGAGCGCAAGTCGCCGCATTTCACGGTGCTGCATATCCAGGCGGTGATCGACGCCCTCGACCCGGCAACGGGCGATGCACTGTGGCAGCGGATGAGCGAGCTCCGCGAGGATTCGATGGCGCGAAAGGCGGAAACCAGCGGCCTCGACACCGATCACGAACTCGGCTGCCTGAGCAAAGAGTTTGCCGATGTCGTCATCGCCAAGTGCGATAACCAGCCGGTCAGCACGCAGCTCCGCGAGATCGCCGAGGCCGAGCGTCAACTGGCACGGTACAAGGACGCATTGCTCGACACGGTGACGGGCAGCCGGAGCATCAACTGATGGAGATCGGGGCACTGATGGCATTTCCGCCCGGCACGTCGCGGGTAAACGTGACACTCAACCCCGAGGCAAATGGCCGCCGCGACATACAGTTTGTCGCGACCCGGCTGACCCGGCTCGAGCACGCCGTCAAGGTCGAGACATGGTACGGCGAGACGGCCGAAGCCGCATTAAAACAAGTTCCGGACCGGTTAACGGCCCGAGCCAGCACGCAGGCGGGGCGTGAGCGAAATTGAGTCAACCAAAATAACACGGGCCGGACGAGCAACCGGCCCGAACCCAAACAAGCTATGAACCGGAAAGACAGACTGATCAATATCTTATACGCGGCCGCCGCTCTGGCGATCACCGGATTTTTATTTATCGCCCCTTGGCTGATGTTCGAGCGATAGGCGGCGCACAGGAAAAGTTATGACACATCCGATCGATGATTTTTTGCCCGAACGACGGCCGTCCAACACGGTGTATCTGTCGATCTATGAGGGCAAGTTATGCCAGCGGCGAGCGACCGAGACGCCCGGCTTTACGGAATATGTATCACGCTCGCCAAAGACAAAGGGCAAGGTGTCGTGGATACGCGAATTTGACCATATAAACGGCTACGTGACCGCCTTTGAAAAGCGAGAAAAGGAAACGCTCGAGAAAAAGAAATTTTGGGTCGCACAGGTCACCATCCAGCACCCGACGGGCCGCATGGCGATCATCGAGACGCCGATCAAGAGCGAGTTCGTCGCCCGGTTCGCCCTGTGCTTTGAGAATATGGACCTGACCAAACCGCTCTGGATACGGTCATTCCTCGACCGCGACGGCAATACGGCGGTGATGTTCAAGCAGGACAACGCCCTGGTCGCTCAGCGGTACACCAAAGAGAACCCGAACGGCCTGCCCGCGTGGCGAAAAGACCCGATCTCCGGCGAATGGGACACGCGCGACTACTGGGCTTTTCTGTTCAAGATCATCAGCGAAAAGGCGATACCGAAAATGGCGTCGGTCAAGGCGGCCCTCGACGGACTACGCGAGGACGATCTCGGTACACCGCCGAGCGAGGCAACCTATCAGCCCGCAGCCCCACCGACGGACGAGTCGGACGACGATATACCGTTCTAGATCTTTTACAACCTTGCGGCCGGCACCTCGGCTCAATGAAAGAAACCCTCCGGGCACGCCATCTCCACGGCTCGTCGGCTCGTGATCATACATTGAGCGGCAATCTTGAGGGTTGATGATGCCACGCGGCCGCAACATTTTTCGTACAGGGCAACCTCCGGCCCGAACTGGAAGGTCGCGGAAGTGACTAACGCGGCCGATCTTTTGAACCGAGGACAAAGTTTATGACACGCACTATGACCAAAGAAAAGCTGATCGAGCGGGGCAAACTGCCATGGGGCAACACGCAGCCGCCCGTTTACCTGTGTGCGCAGTGCCTGACGGCCGAGATCAACGCCGGTGTCGGCCTGTGCCGCAACTGCCTGCAAATGGTCGAGGCCCGCGAGGCCGAGCCGCAGTTCAACGATCACCTATTGCCCGGCAAGGCAATGATCGTCGCCGCGATGATGATGATCGCCTTTATCGTCTTTGTGATCGCCGGGGGATTGGGGCGATGACCGACGCGATGGCCTTTGCGTTTGTCGTGGTCGTGGCCGCCTTTGCGGTCGTGTATCAGGCGATGCGGTTCTGGCGCAAGGCGTTCTATGACCAAAAGAGACATTTGGCAGCCGTCGAAGCGTCAAAGGACGACGCGCTCAAGGCCGTCGATCGGGCGTACAAGGCGATCAGGCTCGCGACACGGGCCGTTGACAATGTCGGCAAGACCTCGGGCGAAGAGTGGCCCGACGTGATCGAGGAACAGCGATGAAGCGATTTATTACGACCTTTACCATTTTGACGCTGATCACCGTCATCGCACGGGCTCTGGGCGTCGCGAGGGATAACAATCTATGAGCACACAGATCGAACTATTCAACACTCAGACGGCCGCACCGGTGCCCTCGGGCAACGTCCGGCAAAAACAGATCGACGCCGTACTCGAGCGGGCTCACGCCGAATGGAAAGAGCGGTTCGAGGCATTCGTTATCGAATATGCCGCTCTGGCCGATGAACCTTTCACCAGCGAAGACGTCTGGGCCGCGTACGACGCAATACCGGGCATGCCCCGGACGCACAAAAAGCAGGCGTCGGGCGGCATATTTCAGCGGCTGGTCCGCGAGCGTCGGCTGCACCCGGCCGGCATGCACCGGAGCCGAAAGTTCGGCAACCTGCTGCAGGCGTATCGGAAATGGTAAGAGCCTATTACAACGAGCACGATAAGTCGGCCGCCGCATGGCTGAGGGAATTGATCAAAGAGGGAGTTATTACGGATGGAGTTGTCGATGAGCGATCAATTGAAGATGTCGTACCAGCCGAGCTTGCTGAATTTGACCGATGTCACTTTTTTGCAGGGATCGGGGTCTGGGACTACGCACTCACGCGAGCAGGATGGCCCGACGATCGACGAGTGTGGACCGGATCGTGCCCTTGCCAGCCTTTCTCCGCGGCAGGCAAAGGAGATGGGTTTGCTGACGAGCGGCACTTATGGCCTGCGTGGTTCCACCTTATCGAGCAGTGCCGACCTGGCGTCATCTTTGGTGAGCAGGTATCGAGCAAAGACACGCTGCCTTGGATCGACCTTGTTCACGCTGACCTGGAAGGTGCGTTATACACCATCGCGGCGGCCGATCTTTGCAGTCCGAGCGTCGGGGCTCCGCATATCAGACAGAGATTGTATTTCGTGGCCGACGCCAACGGCAGTGAATCGCGAGGACGACATCGAGAAACGGGCGGAACGCGGGAAGAAATACGGCTTCGGAGTGGCGTTGACGCTGAATATGGCGGCGGATGTCACGAACTGGCGAAACCCGTCAGCGTCGGACGGCGAGGGCGGAGTGATGGAGATTCGCCCGGAGACGGCGGGGAAATACAAATTGAGGGACGAGGCGGAATTGGTCAGTTGGCCAACGCCTTGCCAGCAGGACGGCCCGAAAGGCGGCCCGAATCAGGGAACCGACCGATTGCCGGGAGCGGCGGATCTTTCGAATTGGGCGACTCCGGCGGCTCGGGATTCGAAGGGAGCGAACAGCGAACTTCATGTGACAGAAACGGGAACCGGGCGGATGCACATGGATCAATTGGCGAATCAGGCGGTTCATTTGACGGTGTCGGCCTGGCCGACACCGAAGGAACAGAATTCTCGCGGGACTTCGCCGAAAAAGGACGGTCTTTGGGACGTGGCCCAACTAACGGATTCTGGCGAGATGTCGAGTGGATCTATTGCCGCGACGGGAAATGGCGTCCTGTCGGGACAATTGAATCCGGGACATTCGAGATGGCTGATGAGCTTGCCGCCGATCTGGGATGTGTGCGGGATCAGAGCAGCGGAAAATATACGATCTCGCCGCTCATCGAAAAAGGCAAAGGCCGCGTCGCTCGTCTCAGAGGCTACGGCAACGCCATAGTCGCCGAGGTCGCAACGAAATGGATCGAAAGCTATTTAGACAAATAACGACGGCCGTCGCGGTCGATGAGTTGGTAACGGCCGCATGGGGTTTGTATGGCGGCAAAGGATGGCCGGGTTCGCGGGTGATGAGGCCGGGAAAAGGACAGAAAGGAAACAAGATGCAGATATACATTGCCGGAAAGATCACGGGGCTGGACCACGAAGAGGCAGCGAGCATGTTCACGTACGCCGAGGCGATGATCGAGAGCAAAGGGCACGTGCCGCTGAATCCGCTCGCGATGGTCGATCAGGCCGAGGGCCGTTCGTACATGGCCTATTTACTCGATGCCCTGCGGATCGTCGAGGAACGTGCCGAAGCGATCTATTTTCTCGGCAACTGGCATGACTCGTGGGGGGCGATCAAAGAGTTTGAGTTTGCCAAACACGAGAATATACCGGTCTATTTTACGGCCGACGAGATCCCGGAGGTGCAGAAATGATCGACTGGAATACCGAGACGCGCTTTCGCTGCACGGCCTGTCAGGGCGAATATCACGAACCGGCGGTCGCCGTCAGGTGTCATCAGGCCCCGACCGTCGCGGTCGTCGAGTGCTCGAACTGCGGACGCGAATTTACAGCCGAGGTCGGACGTCTGGCCGCTCGTGAGGCCGACGGATGCTGCCGGGCGGCAAATGAAGCGATATGAATCACCCGGAGTGTTTGAAATGCGACTGCACGTACTCGACCGGCTGCCAGCGTGAAACGCCCGACGGCCAGCCGAAACGTCGAAAGTACACCATGACCAAACCGCGAGGCCGACGCGGACCTTACGGAGCGATGCAGACAGGCGGCAAAGGCTTTCCGCCGAGGACAAGAAGTTTGCCCGCGAAAGACGCGACAGGACACGAAAATGATTGATACGAGCAGTGATGTCAGAATGTGGCTTTCGACGCCGTTGACGAACAACAACGCCGGGCAAACGCGGCACTGGACGGCGGCTTATGACGCCAAGCTGGAATTTGACCGCCTGCTGCTGCCGTTCCGCCGCCGGTCGGGACCGCCGGACCATAAACAGCGGATAACGATCACGCGGATATTGGGTAAGGGCGAGCGGCTCTGGGATGCCGACAGCGTGCTCCGCGGCAACGCAAAGCAGCTCATCGACGCTCTGGCAGATGCCGGATATTTTCACGACGACGGCCCGAAGTGGCTAACCGAGGCCGTCGGCCGCCAGGACGCCGGCCTCCGGCAAAACGGCCCGGCCATTCTGATCGAGATCGAACGAGTATGACAAAGGTCACAACGGCCGCGGACGCCGACGAGATCCGCGAACGCATCGCCATCGAGGTCGAGCATCTGCCGCCCGACGAGGCACAGGCCGAATATGACCGCCGCACCGCGGCCACCGGTAACGATGAACGAGATATGTAACGAGGCATGCCCGCTCGGGGTTTGCCGCCCGAATGAACCGATATGCCCGGCATCGCCGGAGATAAAGCTGGCCATCCATCGCGACCGTCAGGAACGCGAACGCGAGCTGGTCAGGCTGCCGCTCTATCACGGCTCGGGGCGATGGGACAGATCCAAGCAGCGGCGGGGAATACGGCGGCTGGCGATGGTGAACAGGTAAGCAAATTTTATGATGGATAAATACGAGGAATTTTTACAAAACAAACTGCGTCGGGCCACTGACTCGGGATTTACGGTCACGGATGATCAACTCAATCCGCACCTGTTCGACTTTCAGATCTGGATAGTCAAGACCGCTTTGCGCAAAGGCAGATATGCCGTATTCGCAGATTGCGGCCTCGGCAAGACGCTGATACAGCTCGAATGGGCCCGGCTTGTCGCCGAGCATACCGGAAAACCCGTGCTGATACTCGCGCCGCTGGCGGTGTCAGGCCAGACGATCCACGAGGGCGAAAAGTTTGGCATTGCGGTCGCCAAATACGAAGGCCAGACCGAGCAGGGCGTCTATATTACCAATTACGAGCAGATCGACAACGTCGATTGTTCGGTATTTGCCGGGATCGTGCTGGACGAGTCGAGCATTCTCAAGAACTTCGAGGGTAAAACCAAACGGGCAATCTTTGAGGGCTTTGACGGAACGCCATTCAAGCTCGCGTGCACCGCGACACCGTCGCCGAACGATACGACAGAACTAGCAAATCATTCTGAGTTTCTCGGAGCCCTGACACGGCACGAAATGCTTGCAATGTATTTTGTTCATGATGGCGGACAAACGGCGGACTGGCGATTAAAGAAACACGGCGAGGCCGACTTTTGGGCTTACGTCGCATCGTGGTCGGTCATGCTGTCGAAACCATCCGATATTGGATTTTCAGCGGATGGATACGACCTGCCGGCCCTCAATTTCATCGAGAAAAAGATCATGACCGAGCGGCGTGATAACGGTCAGCTATTTAACGACGTCGCTGTATCGGCCACAAACTTTAACCATGAGCTGCGGCTGACCAAGATCGAACGTCTCGAGCAAGCTGCCGAGATCGTCAACGCGTCGACCGAGCCTTTCATCGTCTGGGTCAAACAAAATGAAGAGGCCGATCACGTCAAAGCACTCATTCCAGGCGCCGTCGAGGTCCGCGGCAGCGAATCGCCCGAGGCGAAAGAATCAAAGCTGATTGGCTTTGCAAACGGCGACTTTCGCGTGCTGATCACGAAAACGAAGATCGCACAGTTCGGGCTCAATTATCAGCACTGCCCGAATCAGATCTTTGCATCGCTCGATTTCTCATTTGAGGGACTTTATCAGGCGATACGCCGATCGTACCGATTCGGTCAGGAGCAGGACGTCAACATTTATTTAATCACGACCGACACGATGGAGAACGTCGTCGCGTCAATTCAACGAAAAGAGGAGCAATTCAAACGCATGCAAGAGCAAATGATAGTCGCCAGCAATGACGCTATGACGGCTGAAAACATCGTCAAATACGTACCGCGGCATGAAACATTCAAATCGGACGAAGCGGACCTGCGAAAAGGCGACTGTGTTCGGTTGATCAAGGATATTCCCGATGAATCTATCGGCTTTTCGATATTCTCGCCGCCTTTTGCGTCGCTTTACACGTATTCAGACAAACTCGAAGATATGGGCAATTCGGCGACGTACGAAGAGTTTCTTTTTGCTTTTAATCTGCTGGTCGAGGATCTCTATCGCGTCATGTGGTCTGGCCGCAATGTCGCCGTGCATTGCATGGATCTAAGCATTCAGAAAGGCAAAGAGGGATATATCGGCCTGCGTGATTTTTCGGGCATGATCCTGGATGCGTTTGTCGATGCCGGATTTATTTATCACTCGCGCATAACGATCTGGAAAAACCCGGTCACTGAAATGCAGCGGACCAAGGCTCTCGGGCTGCTGCATAAACAGGTCAAGAAAGATGCGGCAATGTCACGCGTCGGCACGCCTGACTATCTGCTCGTCTTTCGTAAGGACGGCGATCACAAACATCCAGTGACTTGCAATATCGACGTCGATACGTGGCAGCAATACGCATCGCCGGTCTGGATGGATATCGACTACGGCAAAACGCTGAACGGCCGCGAGGGCCGGCATGAGAACGACGAACGGCACATCTGCCCGCTGCAGCTCGACACGATCGAGCGTGCGATCCATCTCTGGTCGAATGAGGGCGACACCGTTCTGACGCCGTTCATGGGCATCGGCTCAGAGGTTTATCAGGCGATCAAGATGCACCGTAAAGGCATCGGATTCGAGCTTAAAGACTCTTATTTTGATTGTGCGGTTCGCAATGTTCAGGCGGCCATTGAGGGTAAAAAGCAGCTCAGCATTTTTGACATGATGGCTGAGGCTGAAGCATTGGAAATGGCGGCTTAACGACAATGGCGAAGCAACGATATATCAACACAAGATTTTGGGATGACGGATACATTGCAACGCTCGACCCGCTCGAGAAGCTGCTGTTTATCTATTTTCTGACGAACCCGCTGACGGAGATCTGTGGAGCGTATGAAATACCGCTTCGACGTGTTGCTTTTGATACCGGGATCGATGCCGATATGGTGTTAAAGATCGTCGCCAGATTCGCAGATGCGGACAAGATCATTTACCGCGACGGATGGGTTTTGGTGTGTAATTTCCTAAAACACCAGTCATCAAACCCAAAAATCGACAAAGGTGTGGAAATCGCTGTAAAGCGTTGTCCTGATTGGATTAAGGATAGGCTATCGATAGCCTATGATAGCCTATCGCATCTTAATCCTAATTCTAATTCTAATACTAATCCTAATGCGTCCGCTACACCGGCAGTCGCCGGCGGTGATGGTTTGGCTGAGGCCGAGCATCAGAGTCTGGTCGTGACCGGCGTGAAGAGGGAATTCGGACTCAAGAAACTCTCGGCCGCGGACCAGAGGGCCTGGCAACAGGCTTCGGTGCTGGCGTTTGAGAACGATTTCACGCCGGATGAGTTTCTCGAATGCCTGGCGTTGCTCCGTAAGCAGCACTGGCGGACGTCAGCGGTCAAGCCGCAGCACGTCGTCGATAACCTGACCATCCTGCCCCGGCTGCGTGCCGAAGCGGCCGAGCAGGCAAAGGCCAACGGACCGCCCGAACGCCTGCCGACGCTCGAAGATAAACAGGCCGAACTCGCGGCCTCACGAAAGACACTGATACCGCCGCCGTCGGCGCCAAAGGAACTGAGAACATGAGCATAGAGATACCAAAAACGAACTGCAAAGGGTGCGACGCGAGGGACAGGATGCTTAGGAACATGTCGTCGCAGATCGATCAGCATTGGGATGCTCTGATTTTCTGGCGAAATATCGCGCTTGCTGCCGAAAGCAAACTCGCCATCGAGATTCAGTGTCGGACCACTGCCGAGATCGAGGTCGAGAACTTTCGGCAGCGAGCAGAAGGTCTCGACGCGGCAACGAGCCCGAAGGCCGCATAACCATGACACCGACCACCGCCATGATACGCAGAGACGAGTTTCTGGAACGGCCGCTGCCGTCGTCAGAGGAATCCGAGCGCGTGATACTCGGCTCGATCCTGATCGACGACTCGGCGATCATCGACGCGGCCGCCGGACTCGAACCCGACGATCTGTATTCGCCGGCGAACAAACGCATCTATGCGGCGATGTTGGAACTACACGAGGCCAAAAAGCCGATCGACCCGATACTGATCGGCGAGGTGCTCAAACGCGAAGGGTCGCTCGAGGCGATCGGCGGCGTACCGGCCATCACTAACCTGTCATGGGGCGTGCCGCCGCGAACCGACATCACGCAGTTTATCGAGATAGTCCGTCAGCACGCGCAGGTCAGAAAGCTGATCAGGGCGTGTAACGAGATCATCACCAACGCCGCCAGCGGCCAAGAGACCGCCGAGAGCGTACTGGCGGCCGCTCAGGGATCGATCAACGACATTTGCACCAGCAGCGAGGCCGCGGGCCGAAATGAGAGGTTCATACCGCTCGACCGTATCATCCATCACGACGTGCTGCCGGGCCTCGAAGCTCTGGCCCGCGGCGAGACGATGAAATTGCCGACGGGCTTTGAAAAGATCGATGCCATGATCGGCGGCGGGCTTTCGACCTCGGACGTGTTGCTGCTGGCGGGCCTGCCGGGTTCGGGCAAGTCGGCACTCGCTCTGCAAATGGTCTATCAGATCGCGAATAGCGGCACGCCGTGCGCCTTTCTCGCCGGCGAAATGACGAACCGCGAGAACGTCAATCGCTTGCTTAGTCAGGTTTCGGGCATGATGAACGTCAATTCGCTGGTGCACCTGTCGGAAACGGATCATCAATTTTTGACCGAATGGGCGTATGCGATCAGGAACGTGCCGCTGTATTTTGACAGCCGCACCTGCGACCTGCAGACGCTCGGCGCTCATCTGCGGTCGATCGTCCGGCAGCATGGCGTCAAGGTGCTCGTCATCGACTATATCCAACTGCTCAAGGTCGAACGCGTCGACCGGCGGCACCGCAACGAACGTATCGCCGAGGCAAGCCAAGAGGTCAAACGCCTGGCTAACGAGCTCGATATCGCGATCATCGAGGTCGCTCAATTCAACCGCGACGGAGCGAAATCAGGAAAGCCCGGCATGTTTGACCTTGAGGGCTCAGGCCAACTTGAAAAGGATGCGTCGCTCGTCTTCATCATCGATCGCGACGAGGTCATCAAGCACCACGTCACCCTGCGCATCGTCAAGGGCCGCAACACCGGCAACGGCGAGATCCCGGGCACGTTTCGCGGGCATTGTCTGAAGTTTGAATTTTAAGTGAGGATCAAAATGAAAATCGAAATACCAAACAACATTAGTGAATCAGCAGCGGCGGAGATACAGGCGATCATCGACCGCGAGGCGAAGGGCGGGGCGTTTGTGCCGAAATACGGAGAAAAGTATTGGGTAATCGCCCTCCACAGTAAGGACAGCGTTGACTGGTATGAATGGGAAGCCGACGACATCGACAAGGCTCATTTCACATTCGGTAACTACTTCCCGACCGAAGAAGCGGCCCGTGTCGCCGCTCACGCCTATTACGCCAAACTCGATGCACAATACGCCATCGCCCGGTGGCTCGCCGAGCATCAGGATTGGTTGTCAACGGATGAGGAGAAGATCGACAGCACGGTGCACAAATACTATGTCAAATATGACCGATTCCGAAACACACGTGAGATCGAGAATTGGAGCTACATCGAACCGCTTGGCGTGACTAGCTTCCGCAAACGCGAATACGCCGATCAATTCATCGAGGACTGCGGCGACCACCTGCGGGTGGTTCACGGACTGCCGACGGAGGAGGAATGAGAGAGATCAAATTTAGAGCGTGGGATGGTGAACGGATGCTTTATTTTAAGTTATTTGAACGACCGTGGCCGTTTTCATCCGAATGGCCTGTGATGCAGTTCACAGGAATGTCCGACAAGAACGGCAAAGAGATTTACGAGGGCGATATTCTCGGTTGGATGTGGGGTGGTGTTGGACAAGGCGACGGAACACCTGCGAAATCCGAAGTTTATTTTGATCGCTATAAGTTTGCGGTGCGGACAGGTCGCACATCCTTTGGTTGGAAGCTAAGTCAAGCAGCAGAAGTCATCGGCAACATTCACGAGAATCCTGAACTGTTGGAGGACAAATGATAATCAAAAACAGAAAACTCATCCGCCGAGACGATCTCGGCCCGATTGCCGACTACATCGACCTCGACCGCCTGAAAGCGGACGCAGAGGCTGCGATGCTGGAGATACCTACTGATTTTTGGTATGGCAACGCCAACGAAGCCGATAGTGTTGACAACCTATTTGTTTGGTTACTTACGGATCAAACTCCTCGCCCTCTAGCATTTTGGGACAAGGTGCATAAATACTTCACCGTCGAGCCACTACCGATTTACACCACCCGCCTCGCTGAAATCGACGGCGAGATCGCCCGGCTCAAGGCAGAGCGGGAGCAGTTGATGCAGGGAGGGACGCGATGACAGACCGCTTGGCAAGGCCACCGCGATGGAAGAAGCGGGTAAATGGTTTTAGGAGAAAATATGAGTTTATCCGTCGTGGAAAATATCGACTGTATGACACGGATGCGTGAGGCACCTGATAACCATTGGGACTTAGCCATTTGCGACCCGCCGTATGGGATTGGGGCTGATAAAAAAAATGCCCATTCTTGCATTCGAGACGGTAGCTCTTGGAAAGATGTTAATTGGGACAACTCTGTTCCAAACGCTAAATACTTTCACGAATTGAAGCGGGTATCTCGCAATCAAATCATTTGGGGTGGTAACTATTTTTTAGACCATTTGCCGTCAACGCAATGTTTTTTAATTTGGGATAAGGGCGTTCGGGATTTCAGTCTGGCTGATGCTGAATTGGCTTGGGCAAGTTTTCAGAGCAGTGTGCGGATTAAGACAATTCCTCGCGTTCAATTACAGGTTGAGGGTAATAAGTTTCATCCGACACAGAAGCCAATCAAGTTATATAAGTGGCTATTAACCAACTACGCCAAGCCCGGTCAAACGATACTCGACACGCATCTCGGATCAGGCTCGTCACGCATCGCGGCTTACGATCTCGGCTTTGACTTTACGGGCTACGAACTCGACAAAGATTATTTCGAGGCACAGGAACAGCGGTTTGCTAACCATATCGCCCAAGCAAGGTTATTCGATGCTCCCGTTCTTGAAACGGTCGAGCAAAACAATCTTTTCTAGGCAACTAGCAATGACGACACACCATTGTGGAACGTGTGTGATTTTTGGGTTTGGTAAACCAGAGTGGGGAATAGCCGCCCCACTCTACTTTCAACACTTATGTCAAAATGGTCGAAAACAACCCGTGACAAGTCGCACCTGTCGATACAAAAGGAACTACGCCAACGTCAGGGCAAGGCTGACGGGAGAGAGGGAGGAGATTATGAACTTTCCATTATTGATTAAGCAAACTCGC